AAAGAGCGTGTTCTTTTTGTGTCGGAGAAACCACGCCGAGAACCCAACGAGAACTGCGGCGCAGCCAATAAGCATAGTATGTTTCATCGACCCCAATCCTTCCGATCATCTTGTGCAAAGAACGCATCACGATACTCACGCAGTTCCTCGGCTGTCATATCGCAATCAGGAACATATCCCTTTTCATTATAGCAGTGCGGCTTGTATCCATACCATCGGCCCCCGCTGTAGTAAGCATCAGCAGAGCCGCATTCGGCTGGCGTTGTCGGGCCTATGTTCAATCTGTGCGCCATGTCATCTCTCCTTCAGTTCAAATGTGACCAGTGGTCTCCCTCCTCAATGCTGTTGGCCACGTCTTCCAGCACTGTGCAAATGATGTCAGCGCGTTCAAGGTCCATTCCTGGGTCGGAGATCGCAGTCCCCAAGATATGATGGGCCGTGTCGCGAACGTGTTCGACAATGCGGTATCGCTCGGCCATCTTACCACTCAGGTTACTTTTCATATCGCGGCCCTTCTTTGCCTTCCGCCGCAATCGGACAACCCTCCGCCCACGCCGGAACTTCGACCATAAGGTCAATCATCTCGGCGAGTGTGCCATGATTGTCTGGTACTTCGCAAATGATTTCGTCATGCACAGACATAATTACGGGGTAGCCAGCCATCTCTAGCCGCATCATCGCACCGGCCATCAGGTCGCGGGCGGTGGCCTGGACTACGTTCTCTGTCAGCAGACCACCCCATATGATCTGCGATGTCCACTGCCGCGTCACGCTGTTCAAGGTGTCTACTTCAACGGCTTCGCGCTTGGCGCTCCACGGCGTCTCACGTTCCACAATGCGAGGGTTGTGGTACGTAAGGCACCGGCCAGACTTTAGTGGCAGTCTCGCAAACTGCCCACTTTGCGAGATCACTTCGCGGCAGTTCTCCAGAAACTCATCCTCTATATCGCGCCAGTAGTTCGAGATCGCGCTGTTGCTCTCACGATAGACATAGACAATGCGCTTGGCTTCTTCTGAATCCACTTCAATGCCCATCGCTTTGCATTGCTCGGCGAAGCGTTTGCCGCCCATGCCATAGCCGCAGCCGAGGATCGCCATCTTGCCAACTTGGCGTTCGTTCCCGTCAATCTTATCGACAGGCTTATTGTAGATGTCCTTCGCCATCACCTTATATACATCGCCGCCAGCAGCGAAGGTCTTGACCAGTTCCGTCTCACCCGCCAGCCACGCCAATACACGCGCTTCGATTGCCGCATAGTCCGCAAAGAGCAAGCGGTGTCCTGGCTTGGCGATTAACATCGAGCGCAGCAAGTCGGAGGCAATTAGTGTGCCAGCGCCGTGATCGGCAACCGACTGATCGTCCTTCAACTTGGCGATGATCTCGTTGAGTTCATCCTGTGATCGGCTTGGGCGAGGGAAGTTCTGTGGCTGGACGAGCTTGCCAGACCAACGCCCCGTGGCTGCGCCATGATAAACCAGCAGCCCGCGCATCCGGTCGTCAGCACCAGCCGCGCTCTCCATGCTATCTAATTTAGCAGTGCTGGACTTTGCGCCGTCCTGCCGCAGCATAAGAACCTTGCGGATCACGGGGTGAAGGTTGGGTAAATCCAACATCCTAGTGACGTGCTGCTTGTCCACGCTCTTTGTGGAGATGCCATAAGCATTCAGCCACTTCACCAGATCGACACCCTTAGTGGCTCCAGTTACTTGGCCTTTAGTTAAACGTGCTATCTCTGCGTCTATATCTTCTTTACTATTGTCGGCTAATACTCTGACGCGCTCAAGTAGATCGCGGTCGAGCATAACGCCTCGGTCGTTGACGCGCTGGTCAAGTAGAAAGACTTGGCGTTCCTGTTCGTCCATTTCGATCAGACGTTCGGCGACGGAGACTTCCGTCCGCACGTCCTGAAGGCAATAGTCGAACAAGGCTTGCATCTTGTCGGGCGTGTTCCACCATGTGTGCGTTCCATCGGCTTTTGTTTTGCGTGGCCGAGCCATGCGCAGCATCAAGCCTTGGCCTGTCTTATCCTTCTGTTGTTCGACGCCGAGAACGTCGGCAGCTTGGCCGAGGGCGCGGGGCAGACCCATCGCGCTGGCCTGTGCCATTGTGCAGAACCATTGCGAGGAGCGAGTGCGCGGCCATTTGTATCGCTCGACCATGATCTTGTTCCAGATCACGCGCTCGAAGTTGGCATTCCAGGCGCGCAACTTACCGCCTTCAACAATGTAGTCTTCGAGGCGCACATCCATTTCCATGTCGGGCGTCCATAGCTTCGGCTCTTCATCGTCGAAGGCGTAGGCCATGCACCAGATGTCCGTGCTGTCGTCGTCGGCGTAGATATAGACGCCGGTCTTACGCAGATCGACAGCACTGCGTGTCTCAAAGTCGATTGATACGATCATGTGATCTCCTTCACCTAAAGGCTGGCACACTCATCCACAGGTAGTCAAGAAAAAATTACTGTTGCGCTGGCGGGGTGGTTTGTGCCAGCATAAGGAGCGCACTTTCAAAACGAGAGGTTTAGATGCTGACATTCAAAAAACTATTCGACGCTGGCTTTACAGATTTGGTCAGCGTTATACCGCCTGGCGCTCCGCTGTCGGAGATGTCGAAGATCGCCGCAGATCAGGCGGGCAAGGCGCCAGGCCGGGAGAATGCACAAGGAACATGGGGCGGCTATGCGTGGCAGGGATATACGCCCACGGCTAACGACATCGAGAGGTGGGATCGCAGCCGTGCCAACATCGGCCTGAAAGCCAGCAAGTTTCCAGCCCTCGACATTGATGTAGTCAACGAGAGTTTGGCGCGCATCATCGCAGACATGGCGACAAAGGCGCTGGGCAAAGCACCGCTTCGCATAGGCCGCGCACCTAAACGCCTGCTGATGTATCGTACCGAGGAACACATCGGACGTATGCGGCTGCGCTTCAAGGATGGCAAGGGCGTCGAGCAACTCGTAGAGTTACTAGGTGACGGCCAGCAGTATGTCATAGCCGGCGTTCATCCCGTTACCAGAGAGCCGTACACCCTCGACCAAGATATTTCGGTGCGAGGGCCGCGCTGTCTTCGCAAGGTGGGTCGGACACAGGTCGAAAAGTTCTTTGCTGATCTTGTCGAGACGCTGGAAATGACAGGGTGCGAGATCATTCATGCCGATACGGCGGCTGAGAGGGCCGTAGAGAGGCAAAACGTGGATCAGGCAGGGTTAGTAGCTCCGAGCGTGGAAAAGCTCTCAGCGGCCCTTAGAATGGTTCCTAATACGTCTGAGCATTTTCCGGATCGGGACGACTATATCCGGATGGGTTACGCTATCAAGGCTGCGGCTGGGCCTGACAATCAGGGCGATGCCTTGGCGTTGTTCACTGACTGGTCGATGTCGTGGGAGGATGGAAGTAATACAGTTGAGACTATCGAAGCTGACTTCGGCAGGATGCACCCGCCTTACGAGTTGGGTTGGGACTGGATCGAGGGCAAGGCGAAGGAGTTCGGCTGGAAGGCAGAGGTGACAGAATTTGACACCCTTGATCTGGATGACATCGAGTTCTCTGATCTGTTAGCAAGTGATAGCGAAACGCCGGTTGAGTATAGTGACAGTGCATTAGCGAGCCGGCTGGCCAGGTTGCACGTTTCTGACATACGATATGTTGCCGGTGGGATGGGCTGGGTGGCTTGGGATGGGGTCAAGTGGGCGCGGGATGTAGCCAAGAGGCACATGGCCTATACGCGCACCGTATGTTCCAAGGCTTCGGCGGAGGCGCTTGTTCGTATTCAACAACCAGCCAAGGCCGAGAGAGTGGCGGCACGGTGTGCGTCTTGGCCTGTGATGCGCAACGTGGCGCAGATCGCAGAGACTGATCCAATCATGCAAGTGACGGTCGATAGGCTGGATGCGGATTTGTATTTGCTCAACACGAAGAACGGCGTTGTCGATTTACGTACAAGTGAGTTGATGCCGCATGATCGGGCGAAGCTCTGCACGAAAGTAACTAGCGTGGAAGTGGACTTTGATCGTGGTTGTCCGCAGTGGCATGCGTTTCTTAATGAGGCGTGTAATGGCGATGAAGAGTTGAAGGGGTATTTGCAGAGGCTCGCAGGGTATGCAGCCACAGGCAGTACGAAGGAGCATGTGCTGGCGTTTGCACATGGCTCAGGAGGTAATGGCAAAGGGACTTTCCTCGGTGCGTTAGGTGCTATCCTTGGCGATTACGCTGCTGTGGCTAGTGCTGACGTGTTCCTGGCGTCGAATAACCAGAGGCACCCGACTGAGCTTGCGGCCCTGATGGGGGCGCGGCTGGTTCACGCGCAGGAGATCGACCCGTCACGCAAATGGGATGAGGCCAAGGTCAAGAGTCTTACCGGCGGGGATAAGATAAGTGCAAGGTTCATGCGGCAGGACTTGTTCGAGTTCGATCCGCAATTCACGCTGGTCATCGCAGGTAATACTCGGCCTGAGATAACTAATGTGGACGATGCGATGCGCCGGCGTATGCACCTCATCCCGTTCGAGACAAAACCTGCAAAGAAAGATGTAGACTTGCCCGACAAGTTGAAAGAGGAATATCCTGCAATCCTGGCGTGGATCGTGGAAGGGGCAAAGCTATGGCTGGCGCAGGGTCTGGCTGCGCCAGAGGTCGTGGTCAAAGCAACGCAAGAGTATCTTGAGGGAGAGGACGCGCTTGGCCGGTGGATCGAAGAGCGGTGCGTAGTGCATCCCGAAAGTGAGGTCGGGACAACAGACGCGTTTAATGACTTCAGGGATTGGGCGCGTGAGAATAATGAGGCCAAGGGTAAGGACTGGAGCCAGCGCAAGTTCTCGTCAGAAATGAAGCTCAAAGGGTTTGGAGCAACCAAAGATCGGGCGTCACGTACGAAACGTGTGTTCCGTGGTTTGGAGCTATTGCTTGGCGAGGAGGATCAGATTGTCGTTGATGCTTTGAGGATGGATGCGGCTGCGGACTTCTTCGGGGTGAGGGTTTCGTTCGATGATGATGAAGGGGATTTGATGTGAGCGATGTGGTCAACAAGCCAGAGCATTACAGGCAAGGCGGTTTGGAATGTATCGAAGCTATTGAGGCCTCAATGAGCCGCGAAGAGTTCCAAGGCTACCTGAAAGGTAACATCGAGAAATATGTCTGGCGCTATCGTTACAAGAACGGAATCCAGGATTTGCACAAGGCAAGATGGTATCTCGACCGGCTCATCTTGGCCTTGGAAACCTAGAATTGTGGATGAACTGTGGAGGGACGCTTAGAAGTGGCTTGGGGACGGGTTGGGGACGGGTTTGGGGACAGCTAAGTGCTTGATTTTAAACCTTGGGGACGGAAGGGACACTTATTTCCAAGTTAATACCCCTATAAGATTCTGTTAGGGCGTCTTAGAACGCTTTAACAAAACCATGGGGGGGTTAAACTCAGAAATAAGTGTCCCTTCCGTCCCATGTGTCCCGGACCATTGAAAAATAAAGAGAATATTTTATCCACATGTGTCCCCAAAGTGTCCCGAAGGCCAACAAACCCGTCCCCAAACGTTGTAATATTATTGCTTTTGGCCGAGAAGTGTTAAGTGTTAAGGCGCTCTAAGTAAGGGCGCTGGACGGGTTAACAGGGAACGCCTTAACGCTTTAACAGGGGGGCGGGTTAATCCCAAAGGTCGTCGCTGTTCGGATCGGGCAAGTCGTCCGCATCGAGATTTGATGAGGACACTTGCTTGATCGGTGCAGAGACTTCAATCGTCTGTTGTTCAGGCTGGCCGAGGTTTAGTTGTTTGAGCGCGTCAAGGTGCATCTGATTGACGTTCACTTGCACCGCCGCTTGCGCTGGCGCGGCCTTGTATTTGTCGGGGTTCGTCACACCCGCAAGCCATTTCCTGGTCTCGACCTTCAAGCGATCGGCGTTCGCCGAAACGCCATCCGATTGATCTGCAATGTCCAGACACTCTTCCGCCCATGCATCCGCCGCAAGCGCCCTTGCTTGTCGGAATCGGTCTTGGCGTTCGGGGTCTTGCTTGATCCAGTGATAGAGTGAGAGATTGCTGATCTTCAATTCACGCGCAAGCCCTGCCATTGTCATTCCGCTTGCGATCTTTTCGAGCAGCGTATGCTCGCCGACCTTGTCTAGATTGCTGGCGATTGTGCGCCGCCTGATATGTCCGGCCATGTCATTCCTCATTGGGTTGTTGAACGCTGGACAATATAAAGACGGGCCGACCATTAGGCCAGCCCGTCAGTGTTAGGATATGAAATAGATAAGCCAGCCTAAAAGATAGACGCCCATCACTAAGCGCGCATCGCGCGTCTCTCTATCCATCACGCCGCCTCACGCAAGCATCTGCTATCGTTTCGAATAGCAGCGCAACGGGTTTGCTGACGCGCCGATCTCCCGCTTCGTATCGCCTTATGCAGCGATCAGTCACGCCTAGAGCTTCAGCGGTTGCGCGCTGCGTCCAGCCCAAGTCTTGGCGTATCTGGCGAAATTGTTCGGGCGTCATAGCAGCCCTCTCGATTTGCAAGCTTGCTCAAAGTGACCAACACTTAGGCCATAGAGGCCAGCCGCGTCACGGTACCGCGTCCGCAAGTTTGCAAGGCGCTGCTCTGTATCGGCCATCTCGCGCCGCAATGCCTCCCGCTTTCGAAACAATAGCGCGCCATCCATACAAAGCGCGTCTGTTTTAAGTTTGAGCTTATCCATCAATCGTCCTCTCTCATGTGGCGGTGCAATTCATTGCGCACCGCTTCCAAGTTTCGGTCCTTGTCTTCGAGCC